CGTCTATTGAAAAGGTTTTTGAACTTTCGTCTTTTAATTTTATTGTTGCCATTTTATTGTTATTTAGCGTTGTTTATAATTCAAATATTTCATTGTTGACTTCTTCTTTTTCAAAGTCAATAGGCTGTTTGTCTTTTTGTCTTTGGTCAATTAGTTTGCTTTGTTGAGTAGCTTGTTTTGAAAGCCTTTCGTCTTTTTTATCTTCGACCATATTAATTTTATGTACTTGCGCTCCTGCTTCTAATTGGGCAATTTGAAAATCTCCAAGGAATTTGGCTTCAATAGTTTGTCTAGCTTCATTTCCTTTTACTTGCTCTTTTTGTACTAAGCCTTGATTAACCAATTGTTGTTTTTGCATTTCAATTTGACCAACAACAGTTGCTGTTTGTTGACGTGCCTGCTCTGCCATTTGTGCTGATTGAGCGTTTGCTTGAGCCTGAGCTTGCATTTCTTGTATTTTCTGCGCTTGCATTTCTTTAATACGTTTTTGACGCAAAACCGAAGCGTAAGCAATAGCATATTTAAAATTAGGAATTGACAATATTCGATATTTGTCAGCAAAACTCAAAGTTCCATTTTGTATTTCAACCGACAAATCAGCTTCTAACTTGGCTTTTTCTTCTAAGTCTAAATACAAATCGATGTAAATAGCAAAATCGTACAAGTGCAAATCTTTAATTTCTTCTAAATCCATTACCGCAGTTGCGCCAATTTTTCTAGCAAAATCCTCTCTTAAATTTGAATATTTTAATAAATCCGCCACTCGATAACAAATTCCTTCAGCTAAAAGTTTGGTAATATATTTGGCTCCATCTAAAATATGCCGAGTTGCTACATTGCTATTTAAAGAAGCAAGTTTTTGAATACCTACCAATGTATCTTTATCAGGATTTGATGCGTCAGATGCTTTATTTAAACCTATTACATCACGCATTAAATTCATATAACCTTCTCTTTCTACTCGTAAAGCATTAAGTTTGTTTAGTGAATCTCCTGTTCTTAATTCGGTAATTGGCTTTGAATACATCGGGTCGCCATTAGCACCAAAACTTCTTGCAAAAATACTACCTGTTTGCCAAAACATATCAACTACATTTTGAACGGTAAGTTTATTACCCCCGCCAAAGTCTAATTCGGCAATTGCATCAGGGTCAATAATAAACCCATCAGGCATTATCTTTTGAATAATTTGTTCTGCTTTTAACTCTAAAACATTTAATTTATCTTCAACAGGAGTCATTCTAGCTACAAGAGAATTTATATAGCCTCTTTCTTTTCCTGGAGCAACTCCTATATATTGGTCGATTACTTTTTGTCTATTAGATTTAGGTCTTGACATATTTTGAGAAACTTCCCACTTCAGCATTATATCAGTTCCTAAAACCAAAACCCCTTCAAATAATATCTCTTCGGCAATTGTAGCTTTTTTGAATTTTCTAAAGTCTTTTTTCTTATTCCCAGTAGTCTCAAAATTATCAATTTCTTTACTTCCCGAATCTGCTTCAATTATTTTCTTTACTCTATCACGAGTAGTTTTATAAGTGAAATAAAGTAAATTAGTAGTTCCTCGTATTCTTTGGTCTTGCGCAATTCTATGATAATCCCACCATTGTACTGCCGAACTCGCTAATTGTGCTTTTTTATCTTCATTACCCGGTTCATTCAACCATTGAAATTCTACTAATACTTCGCTAATTGGAACTACTTTAAATTCACCGTGGTAAAAACAATCTCTAAAAAATGGATCATCAGAATACGATTGAATTTTATTTTCAGGATTTACATATTCTAAAAGAATACCTCTATCAGGACAGAATTTATGTTTAGCCCAAGCAACTCCACATACAGTCAAATCATTTTTTATTTGTCGGTCAATTGTATCTTCAAAACGATTTTCTTTTAAAACCATATCGATAGCTAATTCTTCTGACATTTCAAAAGATTGCTTGTACTCTAGTTGCATATGCAAGTCTAACTCTGCTTTTGTTTCTGGAATTTGGTCAATTGGCAAATTACCTACATCAACTCCTAGCTTTTCTTTAGCAGCAACAATAAAATCTTTAGCATTTTGGTCGTCCTCAATTCTTCTTCTATAAGCAATTCTCTCATTAGTAGAAGCTTGGTCAATAGCAGTTGCTTTAACCGAATATCCTCTATCACACATTCCATTTACTACTACATCAACCAATTTGGGAATTATAGAAATTGGCTGAGACGATAAATTTAAAAATGATTTATCTCCATCGGATTTAAAAGCTTGTTTGTATTTATCCATTGATTGCAAACCTTTGGCATACATACGTCTTTCGATAAGCTGATTGCGTTCGGTATAGAATCTACAAACAGTTTGATTGGTAACATTATAGCCAAAAAACCACTCATTAGAAATTGCCTGAGCAAGCCTTAACCCCCATTCAGGACTTTTTTTGTTTTCAAATGAGTCGAGCTGGCTTGGGAAGACAATATCTGCCGATAGATTTACACCGTTATTTTTGTTATCCATTATGAATCAATGTATTTTACAACAAAGATAATAATTTTCTATACTAATTTACATTAGCATAATATTTTTCTATTTTGGCAAGTTTTTTAAATCAATATGTACGAATTTTAAATTCTAAAGTTTTTCGTTCAGGAAATTGTGCTTTGTAACTTTTTCTATTAACTCCGACTAATGCGTAGCCAGAAGCAATTGAAATATCATAATCTGTACGTTTCCCTACATTAAATTTTGCCCAATCTCGCAATGTTCTATTAAATGGCATTGAACCTATTTCATTTTCTTCTCTTACAGGAATTAAATCATCTCCTTGTTCGTAATAACCAACATACTTATTTACATATGCTTCAATAGCGGTCCAATGTATATTTATTACGTCGGCGCTATTCGAAGGAATTCCTCCTAGTAATTTTTCAGTTGGAGAAAGTCTATTAGTTTCTTTATCAAATCGACTAAGTGAAAATCCACGATAACCTCTATTTTTAAAGTGATACAGCATCCTTGCTTTATTACTTTCAATAAGTATAGGCATTCCGTAAAAAACACAAGCCATGAGCGCATCCTCGAAAAAGATTTCAGCAGATTGTGGACGAGCTATGTATTCTAAAAAAAAGAAATTACTTGGAATGTTTTTCATTGAAAAACTTGTAACTCCGCTAATTGCTCCTTTAGACCCCGAATCATATTCAGAACCGTTTTCAGTATTTTCTAATTTAGCCCCTGCTGTAGCGTCAATATCATAAGTATCAGCGCCTAGACAGCCTAAATCTTCGTTCAATGGGTGTTTACTTCGGCCGCCAAACAAATTATTTTTTTCAATCCAACGATTTTGAAGTTCTTTAGGTGGTAACCACGAAATTAAAAACCTGCCTTTAGGAGTAGGAGTCCAAATAACTTCGGTGTCTTTTTGCCCGTCTTTCCAAGAAAAATTACCTCTAACTAAAGTGTTTTCAATTTCGATATTATTATTATGCGCAATTTGATCGTTTATTTTGTCTAAATCAAATAAAGAGCCTTTGCTTTCGTCTCTAAACGCATCATCAACCGTAATAGGATCTAAACGCCTTACGTTATTATGATGTTTACCCCCCATTTCTTTTGCGGACTTAAATTCGTTTTCTAAATATTGCAATGAGCCAATTGTCATTTTTATTCCTTGAGCGTTGTAAAAATATTCTCCTTGAGCTACAGTTGTATGACATACACCGTATTTATCGGTATAATCTTCATAATTTTTATGAGCAGGAAGAAAAAAAGAATACAATCCGGTTGTAGTTCTACCGTTAGAATTTCTTTTTAAAACATTAGACCCGTAATATAAATTTTTAAACTCCTTACCTCCTTTTTCTACAGCTCCAACCGTACTTCCAATAAACGCAGTTCCTACTACTCTACCGCCAGTAATCATTGTGGGTTTTATATTAGCCCAATGGTCTTCATAATTATTTGGACGTTCCCATTTTCCTGCCTCGTCACCAAGATACATAAACAGTTTTTTTGAGTCATACGATAGCGTAGTGGTGTTTAGCCAATCTACTTTTGTGTTTAAATAATCATCGGTTGAAGTGTCTTTCTTTTTTTTAGCAATTTTTGAAGAGTCCGAAACTTTTCCAAATTCCATTTTATTTCTATCATCAATTTTCCCTTTAACAACAGGTATAAAAAAGAAAGGTTGATTTTGAAGCCCATAAGAATATTTTAAGAAAGCTTCTGAGGCATCCGAACCTGTTTTTGAAGTTATTCCAAATAAAGCATTTTTAGTAGAAGTAGAAAAATCCTCAAAGTGATCAAGAATTACTTCTGTAAATCCCGTTCTTCGACCTTTTAAAAAAAGTATTCCGACTGATCTTGGGTCTATAATTACCGCAAGGCAAAAATAATAAATGTCTCTTTGCGCTAAACGAAATTCTTTAAACCCGCCTGTATCAAGCATACGATTCCATTGTAAGCCCATATAATGCGTCGGGGTAAGCCATTCTGCTTTACCATTATTCATAAACCAAACTCCTTCCCTGCGCCTGCGAAACTCTTCTAATATATATTCCGACCAAGCATCTTCTGTTTCTGGCATCAAACCTTTAGGCGGTTCTATTCTTCTCCAATATTGTTCTTCAATTGGCAAATCAGAAAATAAAATGGCTTTTTTGTTTTTTGGAACAATAGGCAATCCTAATCGTAAATTATCTAAAACTATAATTTCTCCTACAGTTCCTTTTGGATCAAGAATAATGCAATCATTTTTTTCATCATACCATTCCTTGTAGTAATCTTTTTTAGGATAAAATTCTTGATTGGCAAATCGCTCAGGATAACCAACTTTAAATTCTCGTTGCTTTAAATCTATAGAATTTGATTGCAATTGCATTTTTAATTGAATCAATCCGGAGTCAAGTTCTGTAATAGCTTTATAAATAATTTGTTTTGCCTTAATACTTACTCCTATTTTTTCTACATCGACTAAATCAGTGTCTATTTTTTTTCTTAAAGCAAGGCGCAAATCTACAATTGAACTTTCTCCTGCTTTTACAAGGTCTGTAATATATTTGTATAATTTTTTGTCGCTTGGTGCATTTAAAGAGTTTTCCCAACTTAAAATTAATTCTTTGGTATAAAGAAAAGAATCTGCTTTTGATTTCATTAAAGATTCTAATTTCTCAGAATTAACTTTATCAATATCGACAGAAAAACCAAGTGTTTCAATAGCGTTTGAAATCGCTACTTCTAAATCTTGAGATAAATTTTTCATTTAGATTTTAAATATAATAGCAAATATATGAATATTATTTTTTACATTTGCCTTAGTGTTATCTGTGGTGGATTTGACACAATGAAAGATTTTTTTAAATTAAAACCTTTGCCGGTAAGAGCCACCACCTCTGAAAGCAAAGGTTTTTTGAATTTTATGGAAACTAAAATTTGTAAAAAATGTGAAATAGAAAAAGATTTGTCTTTTTTTAAAAAAGCTCCAACTTGCGTTAAGGGCGTATATATGTGGTGTAAAGTATGCGACGCAAAACATAGGCGAGAGAAACGAGCTAATAATCCTGAAAAATATAGAGAAATAGCAAAAAAAGAATACTACAATAACAAAGAAAAAAGAAATGCATCAGCAAAGGCATGGAAAGAAAAAAACAAAGAACGTCTAATTAAATGGGGTGAAAATTACAGGAATTTAAATCGTGATAAATACAACAAACTAGCTCAAGCAAATCGTGAGAAACACAGAGAGGCATATAACTTGAGAGCAAAAGAAAAGAGAAAAGACCCTTTAGAAAAATTAAAATGGAGAGTTCGATTAAATATATCTAGAGCTTTTAAATCTAAAAGATTCACTAAAAATGGCACTACTGAAAAATACCTTGGATGTGATTATAATTTTTTTATTCAATACATTGAAAGTCAGTTTAAAAAAGGAATGACTTGGGATAATATCCACTTAGACCATATAAAGCCAATGGCTTCTGCTAAAACAGAAAAAGAAGTAATTGAATTAAATCATTACACTAATTTTCAACCTCTTTTTATTTCTGAAAATATAGCCAAAGGAGCTAAACTAATAACCAAACAATTAAGACTATTATGATGCGAAGTAAAAAAAGAGAGCGAGTTCGTCAAGCAATTATTTTAATGCAGGAAAACGAACAAAAATACATTGATTTAACTTTTTGGGCGGAAGCCAATAAAGAAGAATTTTTTGAAAACGAAGATTATTTATCTTTAAAACGACTTAAAGATATTGAGGAAAAATATTCTGAGGATATTAAATACGTTGGAGAAAATGACAATTGGGGATATGGTTTTTTGTTTGGTATGTTATGCTCTACAAAATCATATAAAGCTATTGTTTTAAACGAATCTTTTCAATTGGCAAAATTCTCATATTTAGACGTTAGTCCAGATATTGAATATTCCTCGATGAATAAATTTAATCGAGTTAAAGAGGCTGTAAGATTAATGTATAAACACGACACTAAATATTGTGATTTAGTTCATTATTCTCGCATACGTTCTACAAATTTTAGTTCTCATACTGATTATAGAAAACATTTAGAAAAATTTCAAGTTAAATATCCTAAAGAAACATTTGAACTTTCTCCGGACGGAAGAAATAGTGATAGACAACACGGATTTCATAGCGGAATATTAGCTGGATGCAGATTATATTCTTCGGTAATTGATGAAGGATTAGAAGAAGCCTTAGAATATTTTCCTTTTTTAGATTCGTAACAAATAAAAAAGCCTCTCTATTCGAAAGGCTTTAATTTTTTTGAATTGACAAACTACTAATTGTGAGTAATTTTAAAATGAAATCTTACCCAATTATTTAGTGCCGAAACTCCGTAATTTCTTACTCTTACTGTCATTGCGCCTCTAACGTAAGATACTAAATCTACAATTGGCGAACCTGTTGTTGCTCCTGCTGTAACTGATGCAATCGTAGCAGACAAATCGCCTGAAACATTTGTTCTAGCAATTGTAGGAAAAGTTTCGGTTGCAGCTACAAAAGTCAATGCTCCTGAATTTGCTGTTACCGTAATTCCTAATGCTAACAAAGCAGCAGAGTGAGAGGTTACAAAGTTGTTTGCAGAGGTAGTTAAATTTGTAGTAAA